ATAATACCCGTCCTGTGTCTTCACAAGGTCGCTTCCGCCCTGTTTCCACTTGTTCGCATCATACCAGATAAGACGGGGTAAATATTTTACTCTCTTCACCTCTACAACAACCTTCAAACTGCCCTTGTGAGCTATTACATCGCCCTTGATACTCCCCGCCCCGCTTATAGGCACTCTTTCTGCTTTCCAGCCCAGCGACCTGAAGAGGTCTCGCACCTTGTATTCTGCTCGTCTGCCTCTTCGCCTTTGACTTCTACCCCTATTTGCCATGCACCGTCTCCCCTTTCAGTAATTTGTAGCGTCTTTTCTCCCACACATAAACGGCCTCTTTCCATAATCCCCAGAGGCCATAACCAGCATAATATGTATCAAACACATACATAACACGGTCTATCGGCACGATAACATCGTTATAGAAAGGGTCATGCCTAATATACATTTCCACATTGCCTTCCCATGCCGAGCGTTGATACCACATACGGTCAAAATCCGCAATAATTTTAACAATATCCTCTATAAGCATCTTCTTCTCGGCTTCAGTCATCTTATTTCACCTCCCAGCAGGTAATATCCTTCACGCCTTTTCAGGTCAATAATAAACTTATTTCCGTAGTAATCTTTCCCGTAAACAATGCCGTTTTCAAATGGCATATACCCTGCTTCATCTTTCAGCATTACATAACATCTTTTCTCATCGTCCTCTGTGATTTCCAGTAGCACATCTATTTGCACGCTGTATCCATATGGAGTTTTATCATGGGGGATAATAATATCGTCATAATTCACTAATATTCCTTTTTCAGTAAGTAGCACACTATCAGCCGTTGATAGCAGTTCTATATGTCTGTCTACTATCTTCGTGGCTTCCCGGAGGTCTATCATCACTCACCGCCTCCTTTCCCGGTAATCTTCACCTTCAAGTTTGATGAAATAGCACATCTCCCTAAGCCTACTGATAATAGCACTTCCCACATCTTTTTCGCCATAGTCTTTACTCCAAGCGTTATATTTCTGTTCCAGTTCCTGCATTGTGTAGTTGCTTGTGATAATAGTTGGTTTTATCTTTTCGTATCGCATATTGATAAGGTTAAATAGTTCTTCTACCACGAAGTCGGTGGGCCTTTCTTTGCCTAAGTCATCTATCACGAGTAGGTCCACCGTATATAGCAGTTCCCTTTCCTTTTCCAAACGATAGGTATTGCCTGCACCGATAGCATCTTTAAGTGGTTGGAGTAAACGGGATAAAGTGCCGAATAAGGCAGGTGTTTCGTAATTCTGTATGATATATTGCATGATAGCACCAGCCAAGTGTGTTTTTCCTGTGCCGTATGGTCCGTAGATATATAAGCCCTTACCATGTTTCATGTTTTCCCACCATTGCTTTGCATAGGTAAGTGCTGCATTATACGCCTTGGGGTTATAATTCCTATCCCAGTTGGCAAAGGTGCGATGAATAAAGCGTTCTCCGATACCGCTTTTCTTCAACAGGTGTTGTATCTTCGCTTGTTTCTGTTTGCTGATAGCTTGTAGTATTTCTTTCCGTCGTTGTGCTTGCCTTTCCCGTTGTGCTTCTTCGCAGTCGCATTCCTCCACATACGGTGGGCCTATAGGTATCCATTCGCCTTCTTCGGTGCGTTTATGTAGTTGCATCAGGTAAAGGTCTTTACCACAATATGGGCATTGGGATACAGGTTCATCGGATACCCGTTCCACGCGAAGAAAGCGTTTAAGTGCATCGCCTAGGCTTTCCATCTGTCTCCCCCCTTTGGCATGCGTATTGTTATACCTAACTCATCTTCCACCATCTTCACCGCTTCCTGAAATACTTCTCGCCTTGTAAGGTTTTTCCATGTAGCATGTTGGTGCAAGGCATAGCGATATTTATTCGCTATCCTTATCGCTTCGGCAAGTTCTTCGTGTCCCGTGCCTATCGCTTCAGCAAGCAAATAAGCACCGTCTATCAACACATCTAACTGGTCGCTTCTTAAATACCCACGCCATAAGAATATGGCCGCTAAAAAACCGACAGCATTTTTATCCATAACCTTTCGCCTCCATTACTCAATATTTTCTCCTATTCTTTTTATGCTTTCGTCTATCTCTTCACCAAGAGATAGTAAATAATCCATATCCTGTTCGGCTAAGTCACTGGTATCATCGTAATTATGTATAGGTTTTTTCTGCGGTTTTTGTTTATCGTCGTAATACCCTTCCAGTATCTTGTCCATATGCTCGTCATCACGCAGTAGCCATGTTAAAGTGAAGTGCCATTTTTTCTTTTCACCACGAAGGAATGGATTTTCACGGGCTATCTGAAACACCTTGCGGAAGTCCTCAACAGTATATGTTTTCAGTAGGTGTTTTATCCGCTGCCTTCGCGACGGGCTGGCCCGCAGTGATACCTGACGACGGCCGAGCGGTTTCGCAAATTCTTCGTTATATGCTTTTAGCACCTCTACAACAGGGTCACTTATCGGTTTATTGAAGAATTGCACTTCGTCTTCTTCCGTATCTTCTATTTTCTTACTGTCTGTATATAGACTCTTATTTATATTCTTATATTCTTTATTTATTAAGGGGTCTTCTAACTCAGTCCCAGACTGCGTTTGAGGAGGGTGACCCCTATATGATTGTATAGGGGGGTCATATGCGTTTGTATAGGGGTGTCCTATATGTTCGTATAGGGGTGTCCTATGCGTTTGTATAGGGGTATGTGTTCGTATAGGGGTATGTGATTGTATAGGGGTATACGATTGCATAGGGGTCAAGATGATATGAAGTCCTTTTCCTGCAAGGTATTCAACCTGCAAAGCACCTATTTTCTCAAGTATGCGGATATGTTTTCTGGCCCATTGAATAGTCCTCCCCCAATATTCCGCTATCTCCCTATAAGTGATGATTAAGTCATCTTGACCGTGTGCTAAGAATAGTAGTTGTCCGTAGATGATACCTGCTGTAAAGTCTATTCTTGCAATTTCCGTCGGCACTTGCAAGAAGGTGCTTTTGTTAAGTTGTTCTTCCCGTGTCATATTTACATCGCCCCTTTCACCACCTTTTGATGAGTTTTCTCCAGTCTACTCCCATAAGTTTCGCGAGTTTTTTAAGAGTAGGTATCCTAACACGGTGTCCCAACATCATTCGGTATAGCGTCCTCCTTGCTACACCACTTTGAGCTTCTATCTCCCGTATAGTCAACCCGCTTGTGTATACCCACTTTCGTATTCGTGTTGCATCGGGTATGGGTTGTGTCCTGTAGGTATATTTTCTTTTCGTTCTCATAGTATCACCTCCTTCCATATGGCCGTATCCCTTACAGGATTGTAGATGCTTTGATAAGCATATATTTCATATTCGTAGTCGCCCACGGATACTTGCAAGGCCTTAAGCATCATGTTTAATCGTTGTAGTTTGTTTACATCTACGGCGTCTATTTCTATTCGGCTGATTTGCTTCTTTTCTGCAGTCCATACATATATGCGATAAGCATCGCCTTCCCATCTGGCAGTAAGTATCAACCGCTTTTCTTTATCTTTGTTGTAGGCAAAGACAAGTATAAGAAATTCCCAGTCCAATGCCTTTACTTTGGCCTTCATACGACGGATAGCATTTGTGCGATTGACGCCTTCCGTCGCTTCTTCCCAGATTTGATGCCAAGTCATCAAGCATCACTTCCTTCTTTTTCTTTTTTCTTCTGGTAGCCATAACACATAGTCCACACCTGCTACCGGTATATAATGCCTACGATATCGCTTACCTGCTTTCCACCGGTAGGTCTTCAATTGATAGTCTATACCTGCCACGATAATGACCGTGATAAGAAGCAATACGGCCAGCAGATACACGGTAAGCATATAACATCACCCCTTTCTGAAGTCTTGCCCTACTGAAAGCATTTGGGCGAATAGAAATGTGAAGATGTTTATTGCTATAATAGACATGATGAAGTCCATCGTATCACCCCTTCCCATAGTTTAATGGGGGCAGTATATACTGCCCCCATTTTTCTTAACCTTCCTTCTTACCTGCTTGTTCGGCTATTTCTTCAGCGATTGCTTCATAGTCTTTCCTTGTGATGTCTTTGGTGTGATTATAGCCGTAGCGTTGAATAACTTCCTTGATGATTTCGGCGTCGCCACCGGCAAGGGCATATAGACGCTTGGCCTGTGCCATACTGATAACCTTTTCACCTTTCGTGCTTGAGCTGTTCACATGTGTTGGGGCTATATCTTCAATGTCTTGGGTGAAGATATCTGATAACACACCAGCATGAATGGCTGCATCTACTAACGCCCTCTTCTCTGCCATCTTCAACACGGCATTCGCTTCGGTGTATGGGTCTTTCTTGATACGGTTTCTTTCTTTCGTGTTGGCATGGCCCAAGCCTTCGGTGATGATTGTATCGCCACGATATAATTTGCATTTCACCGTGTAGGCAAAGAAGCCATTCTCAAAGTCCTCCACGGCATTGATAATCTCAAACTCGGTCCTCAAACCGAGTATCCAGATGATTTTCTCCGCTCCTGACTTGAATAGCACCGTGTTGCCTGCGATGTTGCCGTAGTCAGCATTTGGTCGCAAAAGTCCTCTGACGGTAGCCCTGAATTTCTCTACCGCCACAAACTTGGCCTTTACCTCGTTTAGGTCCTGCTCGCTGATGATGTCTACCGGTGTTCCTGCTACTTGAATGTCCTTCATTTTTTAATTCCTCCTTTCGCTAATGCTTGATGATATTCTTTGCCTGTATTAAACAGGCTTTTCAACGGCTTTGAGGATAGCCTACGGGTGTAACTACGAATTTTCTTTCTATGCACCTTCCCCTTGCGGGTATACCATGCATAGGCCACATATTCAAGCAGGACATTGTCTTCACGGTTGAATAGCATAATTTCTTGCTGAAGAATGTAGTTTCTACCACGCATTCTCACCGTTTCATATTGCAAGTGCCATATCACAGAATCGCTCCAATAAGAAGCGGAATGTCTGAAGTGCCACTTTCCCCATATATACATGTGAAAGCCATTTTTGTATGCCACGCTTTGGCCGTCTGTTTCCACGATATGCCACATCGTTGTGTCTTCTTCCGGTAAATAGTGGATACGCTTCCCCGGCTTCGCCATAAATGTTCCACCGATACAAAGGGCAGCTTTGGCCCCACCGACACATATCTTCACGGCTTTTTCCACCGGAATATGACTTGATTCGGCAAGCGAAACAGGGTCTGTTAATAAGTCTTTCCACCTGTTTGCGGTAGGTATCATCTACCATCACCCCTCCCATAGAATTTGTATGTGAATAGTTGTTCCTTCAAGTCTTTCACATCACCTTGAAGGATTTCCACCGCTTCTCTTAAACGGATATTTTCTTGCTGGCAGTCGTCTAATTCCTGCCTTGTTTCTTCAAGTTCCGCTTCCTGTTCTTCCCAAGCGGTCTCCGATGCTTCTAAGTATTTGGCAAGTGTTTGGATAACTTCCACCGGAGAAGCACATATAACATCTTCCCCATTGTATTGAATGTGATACTTGCCATTTTCTTCGGTTATTGTGATATAATTATTCTGTGCGATAAGATGCATTTTTCATCGCCTCCTTTGGTGCTTTATGTATAGGGCGGGGATATCCCCGCCCGTTCAGTTTCCTACAGATTATCTGGTATAACATGGCTATACACTTCTTTCTTAAGTGCGCTTCTAAGTTCGTCATAGGTTGCGTTCTTGAAACTAACACCAGCATTCTGTAGGCCATCTATAAGTTCACCATAACCTACATGATTGATGCCATTGATGAAGTAGAAGTCGCCAAGTCCCGCACCTTCGGGATTGGCATATACTTCTACTTTCACCCCGTGGAATGTGAAAGTGCCTAAGTAATACACATCATCAAGTCCATACTTTGCCATATACATCGCCTCCTTATATTGATAGGATTGCATATACTTGTGCGACAGGTTTCTGTCCCCTTGGTGCTATGTTCTTCACACCACCGATGATGAGACCTTTCGGTGGTTTATAACCTTCCAGCCGAAGAGCGTTGATAACGGTTGAAGATACATATATCACCGCTATGGCATTATCTCTATACGCCTTGAGTTGTGTATCGTAGAAGATATCCATTACTTCAGTGGGTATACGATATCTTCTTTTGTAAACCTTGATAATTCCTTCGTGTTCGGTCTCATCTATGGTCTCCACATTGATAACTCCGTCTTGAGGAAGTTCAAAGTCTTTGATGATTTTATCCCCCTCACGATGCCCGAATGTAATCGGGTGTGATGTATAATTGTAAATGTGATAGTTGTCAATTTTTACCATCTTACATCTCCTCCTTTCTTTAAAATAGATAGGCGGGGCATTACTCGTCCCCGCCTTGTTCGTTTTCTGTGTAAAGGTCTCCAAAGAGTTCTATATCACTTTTGGCATAATATTTCTTTGCTATAGACGCAAGCACGATGTGGGCGTGTATCAGCGGCACATCATTGAGTATTACAAGGCCATTGTTAGTCCATCTGAAGGCATATGCCTCATCGTCTACCAGCACGAAGCCATATATACTTGCAGTATCCTTAATAACATCGGCTGTGTCTATCTCATTAATTACCTCTTGTCCTGCCAGCCATCTCATAGCCCCATCGCTTATCCAAGTGCCTGCAGGGATACCTGCAGCAATATAGCCGTGAGTAGACTGACTTCTATAGCCGTCCTTCTCTTCGTGTATAGCAAAAGCATACTGTTTGGTAATCTCTATATCGTATGGATAGGCACGAAGACGAGGTGCTTCACTTTTCATTTTGAGTAGACTGTCTTTTATGCTTTTCACCATCTTGCATCACCTCCTTTTTATATGATTCTCTTCTTATTCTTGACGATATTCTTGTTAAGTATCTGAATATCGTCGTCCCACTTGATAGCATCGTAGCCGAGTTTCCTGTAATGTTCGGCTACCAGCCTATCTGCTACCATCCATGACTTGTTGTTAGGCACAAAGAAAGCACCTTCTGTGGGGTAGAGATAGAGGTCTATGCCGTCTTTTTTCGCTGTGTCGTAGTCAATATTGTTCCATCTTTCCTCTGTTGCAACGATGGCTACCTTGACGCCTTCCTTGGTAAGGAGGTCTTTAAGTCCCAACCAACCGCGCTGTTTGCGAAGCCATACAATTGAATGATACACACCATAGCCATTTAGCTCTATCACCTTTGCTTCGTCTGGGAGTTCGGCCTCCCAGACGAATGTATGGTTGTATGCCTTGGCGGTGACAAGGTCTGTCGTCCACCACCAGCCACCTCTTTTAGTCTCTCCACGGTATATTTTCATATCCATCGCCTCCTTGTGTTGTGATATGTAGATATAGGGGCGGTTTACCCGCCCCTATACTTCTTAATAGTCCTTTCCCAATGTAAGTGTGATGCTGTTGCCATTTTTTACAGCATTAATGATATCTTTGATGTAGGTCATCTTGACACCTCTTATTAGAAGTGCTTCAATGACCTTTCCTTCCCCGATGTCCCTAACTTCTGTATATCTGGTGTTATCGTCATACCCACCTGCAAAGTTCCATGTGTCTGTCTCACGCTCGTATCTGTATTCTCTGATAGAGCGTGCAATACCTGTTGCATCGTTCCAACTATCGTCAAGGATAAGCGAAGCAAAGGGATATGGTGCTTCGCCAAGTTCTTTGAAGTCTTGGGGGTGCCAAGCATCTTCCTCGGAAGGAAGAAACTCGGTCTCTACATAAGGTGCTGTCTCTTCGCACTCGTTGAAGAGACTAACGCAAAGATTTTCTTTCTTTGCTCTCTTGAGCCAACTCTTTGGCCCTCTGTCTCTTCCGGTAAGTTCTTTTACGAACTCCACTATCTCGTTGAAGCCCTTCTCTACCTTCCAAGGGCTGTAGGTGTTGCCCTCGGAAGAGTAGGCAATATACCACTTGCCCGATAACGGGGCATAAGTGATATCCTGATACCTTGCGTTGCAGAATCCTCCTTTGGTAATGATTGTAAGTCTTGCCATTTTCACCGCCTCCTATCATAAAAATGTAAAGCCCTTTGGGAGACCGTCTCCCAAAGGGCTGTTTATTTTCTGGGGGTATATTCCTATTCTTTCACCTCCCAGATATTCTTCTCATTACGAAGGATTCCGTAATAGTAGTAATCCTTCGCTTCTACCTTGACCTTCACCATACCATCTTTGGTTCTGATGGTATAGGTGAAGTAATAGATGAAACCGAAGCCATCTTCTACCTCTTCTTTATCTTCTGTCTTCTCCACTATTTCCACAGCCCTTGTGAGTTTCTTTGCAAGGGCTATGTTTCCAACTTCTATCGCTGTTTCAATAAGCGATAGAATCTCCATTTCCTATCGCCTCCTTGTTATTTTCTTTCATGTCGTGCCTGTATAGGTCTTTTTCCTATACAGGCGGGTATCGGGCATTCACTCCCGATAGGGGCGTCCGTTCGTCCCCGTCCCAGCCTCTTTTTCGCGTTCTTTGGGTAGGTCGCAGTGCTGAATCCCTTCCGTGCTGTGCTACCACCGCCCTTGCCCTTCCACCTACCCCGTCCTTATCGGTAGGCAGTCGGGCCGACTGCGTGGAAGCGTTCTATGGCTCCCAAGCGGGATTTTTCGGAGCTTCTTCCACGGAGCATCTTTGCTCCGTTCTCTCCTATCGGTTGACCTCTTCCCAGCCCTACCCTCTGGGTCGGAGGCCGTCCCGATGTCCCGCTTGGTCGCGTTCCTGTCTCGCCGTGGAGTTTCGGGTCCAGGCAGCCCGAGGTGGTTTTTCGGGGTCGGGGTCTCTGGCCCCTCCCCCTTGCTTCTATTTTTTTTCTCTACTTTATTATAACACATCATCTCCTTTTTGTAAAGCCTTTTTTGAAATGTATTCTGCATCTGTAGGTTTCATATGGTCGGTGTAGAAGAGAACGGTGAGAGAGTTCTCTTTGCCGTCCTCTACTGCCTTCTCTACATTTGCCACGAAGGATTGATAAGTTGCCTCGTGGTCTGCAAGAAACTCTTTCCACGAGAGCTCAGCGATTTCTATCTCGTCGCCCTCTTCTGCGTTGATAACAGAAGTAGGTACACGATAGACGTATTTCCTGCCATCTTCCATGCCGATAGAAAGATACACGAATGGAAGATAAGAAACAAACTTCTTGAAGTAGTATGTAAACGCTGAAGGTTTCACATACAAGGTATCCTCCCAGTCGCCTGACTGGGAGAGTGTAAATGTGGAAGCTATAAAGGCATCGTCATATATGCGTCCAGTTGTATGTGGCATAAATACTGCCACATACTTCACATCGTTGCTGTTGCCCTGCACGGGCAGGGCAAAGACCTTTCCCGCATGCTCGCTCTTTCTGATGATAGTTTTGATTGTCTTCATCTCTATCCCTCCTTTTACATCTCTTTTAAGCCATTAAAGTAATCAACAATAGCTTGCTGTGTCTCCATCGCGATGGAGACCATATACGGCAATACTTCCTCTACATCATAGCCAAGTTCACGGCAAGCAGCCTGCAAAATGGTCTTGCCGTCTGTTGTAGATGGAGAGAAGAGGTAATCATAAACTTCTGTCCCACTCTCGGGCTTCTTTGACACGAAGCCCTCTTCGGCATCGTTGCAATACCACTCTGCGATTGTAAAAATGAGTTCTTTTAACTGCTTCTTGGTCATCTTACATCTCCTCCTTTCTCTGAAGTTCCTCATAGGCTGCTTCCCATATAAGATACCTCTCATAAGCGGTATGCTCGGTATCGTGGTCGAGCATACTCTCTATTGTCTCAAGGGATACTCCGTTTCTGATGAGGCCTCTTACGGCCTCCCTGTCCTCTGCGAGTTTTTTGAGTAGTTCTTCTTTTCTTGCCATCTTTACCGCCTCCTTCGTTTTCTTTTTCTACACTTTTATTATAACACACAAACCGCAAAAGTAAAGCCCTATTTTGAATATTAGTGTAAACTTTTGTTTACACTTTTGAAATATATGGGGCGAGGAAACTCGCCCCATATGATATTTCGGCATTTGATAGTGGCCTACTTGGGTAGCGTCTCCCACAGGTGATTGAGTTCAAATACAGCCGCCTCTATTAGTTTATCGGCCTCTTCGGGTGTAAGGTGTAGGTGCTCGGTAAGAAACTTCATGGCCTGCTCTTTCTTCTTCTTGCCTTGTCCTGCTCCGTATACCTGCTCCATGGCCTTCACAACAGCACGGGCTATTTCCATTAGGTCTTCCCATTTGTCTTTGCCGATTTTGTCCTTGAGATGTTTAAGATATTCAGCGAAGAGCATAGAGATATATACGGCCAGCACGCCGATAAACACCTTGAATAGGCCAAGCAAAACTGTATACAGAATATCCATACTATTTCCCTCCTTTCAGATAGTCGTCTATGCCCTGTGCGATAAACAGGGCAGGATAGGTATAATTATGGTCCTCTATAAGCCAGCGTGCGTCCATATCGCTTGTGATAAAGCCTGCTTCTACCAAGACAGCTGGCATCTTGGTATGTTTCAAAACATAAAATTCAGCCGTCTTTACACCTCGCCAGTCATACCCACCGTAAAGGTTAGAGAGTTGTTGCATCTGCTTGGCTATAGCCTCTGCAAGTCTTTTCCCCTCTGTGCTGTCGGGATAGTGATACACTTCAAAACCATGTGCGTTTGGATTATCAGCCCCGTTCAGGTGTATAGACACGAAGATATCGGCGTTGTGGTAGTTTGCTATATCGCACCTTTCACGCAGGGATACATGTCTATCGCTGTCTCGGGTGAGGATAACATCGTAGCCAAGTCCCTTGAGGTATTCTGCTGTCTGCTTTGCGATTTTAAGAGCGATGTCCTTTTCTCTCAGTCCCAACTCGTTGTTTACCGCCCCCGGGTCTGGTCCACCATGCCCGGGGTCTATGACGATAACCTTACTCATCTTTTGCCCCTCCTTTCCACATCTCTCTTTCTATGCGGTCTATTTTATCGTGCAGGTCGTCTAAGTCCTGCTTAAGTGCTTTCAGCGTTTCGGCGATATCGTTCAGTAGCTCCATCTTTTCGGCCATCTCGTGGATAAGTTGAATATATCTCTCTTCCCTTTCCTTATTCGTCCGCAACATATGCATAAACAGATAAAAAAACAGCACCGCAAAGACGCCGTAATCAAAAAACTTGAGTATTATCGTATCGCTCGGAGACATTTAGCTTTCCCCCTTTCGCAAGATATCTTGTCTTCTATTTGCATTATACGGCAAGTCTCTCCAGCTCATTTTTCGGTAAGAAACAACAGGGATATACACATCTATGTCCGCCACTCGGTTGCCTTGCTCGTATTCATACCGCATGGCAAAGAGTTTCGCTTCTTTATTGTTTATGCCGTCTACATGCAACACACATTCCCATGCGTTACCTCTCGGTTGCTCTTGCACTTTATAGCCCTTTTTCCGTAGTTCTTCAGCCATCTTTCTCGCCAGGTCTCTTGCATCTTTCTGATAACTCTGAATATGCAGTATCACCATATCTCCCACCTCGTGGTATATGGCTTAAGCATCGTGTTTTCTGCCCGAATAGTAATCTCCCACTCTCCCCCTTCTGTAGGGGTGAAGGATACTTTTTCTCCCTTGCTTTGTAGTGTGATAATGCCTTGTGCCTTGTTTTTTGCCGTGATGATATAGGTTGTCTGGATATCCAGTTTTTTACCTTGCCAGTTTACCGTAAAGGGAGTGATAAACACATCTTCTCCTACCTTTGTATAGTCTATATCTGCTTTAATTTGCTTTTCCCAGTCCACAAGCCTCCTGAGTTTGATTTTCCCCTTCTGATATACCTCATAGACATACGGAGGCTGTATTTCGTAAGCCATCGTTTCTCACCTCCTTACTCAAGCGATACATACATATCTGCCCCAAGCGTAGAGGCAGGATTACTCCCCTCTGCATAAACAACTATTTTGGCTTCACTGTCAAACCTAAATATCATGTTCATATCTTTACGGGCAGGGTTCTCTCCTTTGGAGTTCGTAGACGCTCCAGTATACCAGTAAGCATACTCTGCGAGACAGTCGAACTCCTCTATCAGCGTGCCGTCAAGATACAGACGGAAGAGCAGCTTGGTTGTATCGTCCGTATTTATCGCTCTTGCAAAGTATCTCACACCGATGAGATAGCCTGTGCCGGTAATACTGATAAGCTCTGTTTCGGCATTTGCTGTAAGTGTTGTGTCTTGCGTATGATACTGCAAGGCAACAGGGGTAAGGCTTCCCCAGTCCACACCACCAGTAGGCTTGTTGAGTAGTTTGTTTAACATGCCTAATATCGCTGGTTCAAGTCCCATTTATACCACCTCCTTTGATACGGATATCAAGTTGCCGTTAGTATCGTAGGTTAGTGTGTAGGTGATAGTCTTTCCCCCTGCGGTCTCCACTACCTGCATGAGATTGCCGTTAGCGTCGTAGGATAGAGAATAAGAGCGATAAACATCGCCTGTGGTGGGGTCTTTCTCCTCTACAAGAGATATATTACCGCTTGCGTCGTAGGTTATCGCCGTGCTTCGTGTGTCTACCTCTATTGCCATGGCATTCCAAAGGTTGTAATCACTATTCGTTTCACCAAGTGTGGCATATGCAGTTGCATTTAAACCGCCGAGTTTTAAACTGTCTGCCGATAGCAAAGCATAATTTGCCGTGGCACTTTCTAAGGCGTAGTTTGCCGTGGCCGTAGTAAGGTTCGCTTGGTAGACGTCCCAGATATTCTGCTCAATACGATTGAAGTCCTCAGGAAGCGGTATATCGCCATATTGCCAGTCAGTTTTCACCGTAATAGCCATCTTCTCACCTCCTATGCCTTCCGTGTCTCGGTTCGCATGGCAAGTCCACCGTCATAGGTGATAACCTGCCTCACGATGTAGCTATCTACACCGTCTATGTTAATTTTATCGCCTAACTCCAGTGCAGGATTGCCCGCCCAGGTGATTATTACAGCTCTTTTCGGGTCTTTGTAAGAGGCTAACAAGGTCTCTGCTATCTCCCTCGCTATAACTCTACTCTGCACGAGTGGGTTGTTGGGTAGGCGATAGACAATAAGCCCATAGTCGGTAATAGCCTTCTCGTCTTCCTTTGAGATAAGCTCTGCCCCTTGCACAGTAAGAGGCTGTCCGTTCACCACGATGATAACGCTCTCATCGGTGCTTCCCGAGTTGGTGAGCGTGATTCTACCGCCCCAACTATACCATGTGGTGGCAGTGATTGTGGTATTGGTAGCCCCTTCCAGCGTGGCAGTAGGATTTATCACGGCATCTTGGTTGAAGAATAT